GACAACCGGACGGCCTTCGAAGAGGCGGTCGATCTCACCGGCGCGCGCATTGCCGATTTGCCCATCGGGTTGCGTCCGCTGGTGCAACCGCAGCAGATCCCGAGCAGCCATCTGCCCTGGCTCGCCTGGGGCCTCTCGGTTGATCTGTGGGACAAGGACTGGCCCGAGGAAACCAAGCGGGCGCGCATGGCGCGCGCGTTACCGTTTCACGCAATCAAGGGCACCCAGACCGCCATTGCCGAAGCGCTGGCCGTCATGGGGGCCGAGGCGCGGCGGTTCATCGTGCCGCCCGCCAAAACCTATCTGTCGAAGGCGCTGACGGAGACGGAACGCAGCGCTTATCTCGACCGCTTCGCACAACTCCGGGTCTATCCCTTCATTGCCCGGGGTGTTTCCGGTCGGAACACCCGGTTTCTGTCGGCACCAGAGGGCCCGGGCACCGCCTTTGCCGGGCCCAACAATCCAGTCTCGGTGCAGGGCACCCGCTATGTGCGCACCGCAAAGCTGCATGATCGCGGCCGCGAAACGACCCTGACGCTCCGCACGGTGACGCCAGAACGCGTTGGGGAGTTCAACGCGATTGCCTATGACGAGGTGGTTCTGGCCCCCAAACCCACGGCTGCGATCCATCTGAACGCCGCCCCCAAAGCCCACGCCTTCCTGATTGATGATATCGGTGTGCGCCAGCGCATTGTCCGCATCCCGCGGGCCACGACCTACAGCTACCGGCTGGGCCGGGAGCAATACACAACCGTGCTGCCAAAAGGTGAGCTGATCGATGTGCGCCCCCAGCAGGTTGCTGAGACACATCCACGCCAGTTTGGAGCGATTTTCCCCGGCGTGCCGCGCCAGCATGTGGCAGGCACGTTCCTGCCCGAGACGATATCCTGGCAGTATCTCTATGATCGCTGGCACATCCACGACCCGGCCCGCGTGCTCGAAGAGCGCAAGCGGTCCACTCATCTGGGCTACACCCGACTTGGGATGCCGCCATACCACGCCGAGGTGCTGACCCGCATTACCGGGCGGCGGTATCCGCGCACGGCGGGCCGTTTCGTCAATGGCTATATCGTGGCTGCCAGCACCAAGCCCGTCGCGGATGCGCGCGAGGCGGTGATGGTCGCCAAATCACTGCGGGACAAGGTCCTGATCAACACCAAGACCTGGCGCGTCCCGCGACCGGGCGACCGCCGTGCAGTGGGCGATATCACGCTCGGCGCTTTGACAGAGGTTTGAGACATGGAACGCACCGTCATCTACCGCGATCGGCAGGAGCTGCAATCCGCCGATCTCAACAACATGCAGGATTTTGCCCGCACCTCGATGGATCACATCGTTCGAGACGCGGTTGAAAGCGGCAAAGCCTATTCCGGCTTCTCGGCCACCAAGACGGCCGCCACCGAAATCACGCTGTCGGCGGGCAGGCTTTACGCGGGTGGGGCGGTCTATGCACGCGGCGAGGACATCATCGTTGATCTCTTCAACGTGCTGCCACTTGTGACCCGCAAGCGCGTGGCGATTGTCAGCTTTGGCCAGGAGGTCGAGACGGATATCCAGCCCCGCGACTTCCTGATCGATGCCCAGACCGGTACCACCGAGCCGCAATCGGTGGCGATGGAGTCTTTGCGCCGCGCAGAAATCTCCACCGTGGCGGGCACCGAAGGGCCAGACCCGAGCTATCCCGCCACGGATGCCAATGTGACGGTCATTGCCTACGTGCTGCTCGACACCACCGGCGTTGTGGCGATCGAGCAGTGGCAGGCGACACAGCTGCCAAACCTGCGCAATGTTGCAAACCGCACGATTGCGCTGGAGCGCTGGCGCGGCCAGATCAGCGGTCAGGTGGACACGCTGCGCACGGATCTGTCGGCGCTGGCGGACCGGCTGGCGGGCTATGCCACCAAGGCCGAGATTGTGGAATTGACGGAGCAGCTCGATGAACTGCGCACCGAGGTCTATGCACCGGGCGCTTATATCTACTACGGCACCAACCATTTCCTGACCGCTGATGGCTCAAATGTCGATCACCCCGATTTTGACGCGGTGGTCGAGGAAGGCATCCGGTTTCCACGGGCGGGCTCCGAGACCTCGGAACTGGCGCTGCTGAACCCCAACAACGTCTATATCGCCAATACCAGTGGCTTCGTGCTGCCCAAATATGCCCATGGCATCCGGCTTGATCTGACGGGCTATGCCTCGGAGACGCGACTGGCGCAGTACACCTTCGAGACCACCGACATCCGCCAGCTCACACGCGCCCGCACGCGGCGGCGCTATGGCAACTCCATGGTGGTCTGCACCAACAGCCGCTGGTGGCGCCAAGGCACCTATGATCTGGCGGGTAATATCTTCCGCCGGGATGGAGAGACCTGGGAGGTCACCAACGGCCTGCCGGACCGCATGCCCAATGGCGCACGCGTGCCCAACGGCAATGTGCACTGGATCCGGGTGCGGCGATTTTGGATCGACACCTATGAGGAGCAATACTGGGACCGGGTCACGACCACAGCCACGATCAACGGCCAGCAGGTAGCGCAGACCTTCCTGAACTCGCAGGATGGCTGGCTGAGCCAGGTTGGGCTGTACTTCTCACGCAAGGCCGCTGCGGGGGATGTCACACTGCTGGTGACCGAGACCGCCTTTGGCATGCCGGACCTGTCCCGCGTGATCTCGCGCACGACGCTTCCGGTGGCAGATATTCAGGTGGGGGCGATCTCGACGGAGGTGGGCCTGCCGTCGCTGGTGGAGAGCAAACTGCCGATCACGCCGACGTTCCTGACGGCGGGACGGCGCTACGCGATCGTGCTGGTCACCACCGGTGATCATTATGTCGCCATGACCAATACCGACAACGGGGTGGTGCAGGGCACGTTCTTTGTCTCGACAGATGGCGCGTTCTTTGCAGGCAACCTTGTCGATGATATGAAAATGCGGCTCTACTTTGCGCGGTTCGAGCGCACACGGCTCTCGGTTGAGCTGACCGCGCTGCAGCTGGCGGGCGGCATTCTCGATATCGATGTGCTGCACGAAGGCGTGACGCCACCTGCCTGTCGCACGGATATCGAGGTGCAGGTGAACGGGGCTTGGGTGGCGCTGGATGGTGATACCAGCGGTCCGGACCTCTCGGGTCTGCCGGGCATCCTGCCGCTGCGGATGACCCTGACCGGCACCACGGACCTGATGCCGGGCTTCGGGCTTGCTGGCTCACAGACGGTCGCCACCCGGCCAAAGACGGCGTTCACTTGGGTGTCGGAGGCCCGCACGCTCGGCTCGCCCACAACCAGCGTCAAGGTGGTGACCGACCTGCAACATTTTGAAGAGGTGAACCACGATTGTACCGTGACGCTCATGACTGGAGCCGCGCTGGACGGGGTGGAGGCGGCCGATGTGGTTGAGGATGTGGTGCTGGCCGATGGCACAGTGCGGCGGACCTCGGTCTTCAATGTAGCCTCGGTCAGCACCTACGCCGTCAAGATCATCGGCTCGACGGTGAGCGCGGCGGTGCCGTTTCTCGTCAGTGAGCTGATCGAATACGCCCAGACCTGATCCGATTGAGGAGACAGCCAAATGGCATCCAAACCAACCCACTACCGGGTGACGGTGAACCGTCCCCTTGAATTTGCCGGGGCCCGGTTTCGGCCAGGGGCGCGCTACACGGTGACGGCCGCCATCTTCGACAGCCTGACCTCCGAGCATCCGGAGGCGATCGCCACATCCGAGCCGCTGAAGAAAGGGTGACGCCATGCTGAGGTTTGAAGATCTGCGAGTGCGGGACAATCAGGACCTTGATCGGGATTTCTTCAATCGCCGTTATCGCCTGATTGCTGAAAGCCTCGGTGATCTCGACGCCCAGCTGGCGCGCATTCGCGGTGCCACCGACAATCTGGTGACCCTTGGGCTTGCCCGGGTCAACGAGGTTCTTGGACCGGCTCTGGCGGCGGCTCAAGCTGCAGCGGAAAACGGCTTTCTGGTGGCGACATCCTCGACGCCGCTTACTGTGTCAGTGGGCCTGCAGACCACGTTCGAGATTGACGACACGCCTGCGCGGGCGCTCTTTGCGCCCACGCCCTATGTCGTGCTGACGCGTGATGGGGGCGGCAGCCTGAACGACTGGGCGGTGTTTCGGGTCGATAGCTACGCCCGCGCCAATGGCGGGCTGGCGGGCGAAGTGGTGGCCGTCAACGGCGATATCGGTGCGGCGGTGCATGGTGATTGGGTGATTTCTGCCAGCGCGGGCCTTGCAGCTTCGGTGATCGAGACGGCCGCCGCAGTTTCAAGTGCGCTGGCCCTGGCCCAGCAGGCGGCACAGGATGCGGCTGCCGCTGCCGATGTTGCTGAAAGCGTTCTGGCCAATGGGCCGGTGTCGTCCGTAAACGGTCAGGCGGGGGAAGTGGCGCTTGGGATCGGGGATATTCCGAACCTTACGGCGCAGCTCGCAAGCAAAGCGGCCAGCAGCCATGGTCATACGATAGCGCAGGTCTCAAACCTGCAATCAACGCTGACGGCGCTGCAAGGCCGGATTGATCTGGTCGATGGGGGGACGTATTGACGGAGGAGGTGCAAATGCGATCCGCCCTGACACAGATCAGCACCAAGCTGGGCATCACCGATGTGCGCAATGTGCAGGTGGGTGAGGTTGTCGAAGATGGTGCGGGCGGTTTTGTCCGTGCAATTCGGGTCTTCGGAGAACCAACGGCATCCGCGGGCCCGGCGCTGATCCTTGAGGTCCAGATCCAGTCCGACACAAAAACTGACCTCGATATCACGACACCGACGCTGACTTTCTGAACGTCGGCCAACCGCCGATCCCAAGCATCCCGGATCACCGTAGGGCCCCATGGCCGCGCGGGGTTCGGCTATTCAAGGAGACCCTCTCATGTCCGACCCGACCTTCGGGATTTCCATCACGCGGATTGATACCGAGCCGCGCCCGCCCGTCTGGAGCGATATGTCCGTTGTGGGCCTGATCGGCACGGCGCCCAACGCCGATGCATCGGTGTTCCCGGCGGACTCGCCGGTCTTTCTCTATTCTGACGACGCCGCCAAGCTGACAGTGCTTGGTGCGACCGGCACATTGCGTGATGCGGTCACGCTGATCAACGCGCAGCTCGGCGAGTTCCAGGTGGCCGCCAAGGTCGTGGTCGTGCGCGTCGAAGACGGTGCCGATACCGATGCGACCATCGCCAATATCGTCGGCGACGGCGTCTCGACCGGTCTGCAGGCGTTCATCACCGCGGGTCCAGAGCTTGGTATCATCCCGCGCCTCATCTGTGCCCCGGGTTTTACCAGCCAGCGCGGTGTCAGCGAGGCCAACCCGGTCTGCGCAGCACTGCCCGCGATCTGCGAAAAGCTTCTGGCGCATGCGGTCGTCGATGGCCCCGCCACCACGGAGCAGGACGCCATCGATTGGCGCGAGACGATTGCCTCGCAGCGCCTAATCCCAGTCGACCCTGCAGTGAAAGTGTTTGCCGGTGGGGTGAGTGTCGTTCAGCCGCTGTCGCCCGCGGTGATCGGCATCGGCGTGCGCCGCGACCACGAAAAGCAGGGCCGCCCGTTCCACAGCTGGGCCAACCAGCCGGTGCAGGGCATTGTTGGGCCGTCGCGGCCGATCAACTTCTCGCTCACGGATGGCGCGACCGAAGGCCAGCGCTTGCTGTCGGCCAATATCGGCGTGCTCTTGCGCGGTGAAATGGGCGTGGAAAGTGCGATCGGTCAGGGTGGCTTCATCTTTGTTG